GTCAACGGAATCATCGTAGAAAGCTTGAGCCAAATCATTAATTTTAATTGTAGGGTTAACTTCCCAGGTTGGTCTTTTAAGTGCGAATGTTTTTGCCGTATTATAACTTATAATATGATCTTCTTCCCACTCAATTGTAAATTCATTTTCTTTAATTCCGTCAGGAAGATCTTCATCTTTTTTAAATGTATGAGATCTAATAATAATTTCTTTGTCTGCTACAACATGATTATATCTTTGCTGAATATAATCATTCTTAAATCGGGGAAATGAAAGAAGGATAATTTTACCAACACTGGGAAAACGAGATGTTACAGACTGACGATACATCTTATAGATTGCTTCTGCGGTTTTTGCCGATGCATGACCTGTATTAGATTCAAGTTCAAAGCCAGAAATTTCATCAAGAATAACCATAATAACATTGTATCCCTCCCAAGATTCTCTTTGAGAGTGACCTGAATGAACAGTAATAGATTTAGGAAATGTAATAGAAGCAACTTTATCATCATATTTTCCAGCAAACCAGGGACAATTCTTAATTCTTTTTAAAAAACCACCAAAGAAAACTTTTTTAGCCTGTTCAGCGTTAATAGCAATATTGATAATATCAATAGCATCATCTGTTGGCTTTCCAAAATATCGAGCTGGATCTTTTAAGCACAACAACCTATAAACAATAAAAGCACAAGCAATAGTTGATACATAATCTTTACCAGAACCTTTGCCAAGCTGGAATATAACTTCTGTACAAGTTTGTTTATGTCTTTTTAATCCCTCTTCTTCGCCATATAATTGGATAAGAGTTTCTAATTTATAAATTTGAGTTGACGCTTTGATCATGGTGTATTGATGTTGTGACAATGGGGGAAGCCCCAGAAAATCTTTACTTGTAACAAACTCTTCAATATCTACAGGAGTTTCTTCAAATACATCGTCTTCTAGGGCTTCTAAAAAATCAGTAAATTCCATTAGTCAACCTGAACTGCTTCTACCTTACCAGTAACTTCAGATAGTTTTCTTGCTACCTCAAACTTGCAATGATCACATTCTGCGGTAACTGTTCTAAGTATTCCAACAAGTATTTCTTGTTTGCGTTCTGTATCTAACAATTGGTCTGCCAATTCATTATTCTCTAGCAGTCCAGCTTTTTGTAACATATCAATTCTTTTACCCTCAACATCAGCAATTAATTTTAATGCTTGTGACTTGATGTTAAGCTGATCATTTGCATCTGCCTGTTCTACAGTTTCCCAAGCACGATTAATAATCATTGCGTAATGTTGGTCTGTTGCAGCAAGAGCTTCTTTTGCTCGCTCACGAATTGTGCTGTCGCCCTTTACAAGACTCTTCCAGGTATCAATGTGATCTAGCACTTCTACCCTTTTGATTCCAAGTTCTTTTGCAATTTGTGTTGGGTTATTGCCCTTAAGCATTTCCTCAACTACACGATTCATTTGATCAAATTTACTTGCTACTTCTAGCTCAGACGACATTTTTCTTTTTCCTAAACTTTTTAGGCTTTACTTTACCCTTAAGTTCTTCAAGGTAAAATGATCGGTACCCTTCTGGTCCAGTGCAATCTAACCATGCCACACCCTTTTCTGTGTGATAGACATGGCGTAAAAATTTAAATTGACCTCTTTGAAATTTAATTCTAACAAAGTCTCCTGGTTCAATTGTATCTTTTCCATGTTGATATGAGTATGTAACTTCCCAAGCAGGGTTTAAGTTTATAGGTGTATCTTTTTTCTTTGCCATTATCGCCATCCTCCAGCAGTTGGTGCCCAAACCATGCCACCAAATGTGATTTGCCTTTCAGCTTTTCCTTCACATTCTTCGCAGGTTTGATTATCTCTTTCGTCAATAGATACTACTCTATCAAATTTTTTTTCGCAAGTCAAGCATTTATAATCATAGTTTGGCATTAGTTATCCTTTTGTTATATCTATTATACACTATTTTTGTTTATTTTGTACTGCAATTTTTAATAGCACAAGATAGCCAATAATATCGTCAACGGCATCTAGCATGCCTTCGTTCTCAAATGATTCATTGTTTTTTACCCTACTTAATTTATCATCTAGGCGGGCAGACAATTGTTCTACCGCATCTCCCTTAGCAAATATACCATTTGGATAAAGAGCTGAGTTACCATAAGAAATATTTTTCCTAATAAGTAAATCAATTACTTCAATAGACGCATCTAAAATAAGATCTCCTGCTGGAGCTTTTTTAGCAGCATTATATAAGTCTTCAAGTTCTTTTTTTGTTGTCATTAATAATTGTTTCCTAACACTTCTGGTAGTTCCGCCCAAGGATGTCTCATACACATATCTTGATAAATGTATCCATCTGCACAAAAATCATTACGGTACCAATATCCAACTTCTTCCCAAATATCTCTATGTGCAACTAATTGCATAGCATCAATACTTGCTACAACTGGTGGTATACCACTAAAAGGAACCGACCCATTATTTACCTTAAAGTGTAAAATGTGAAATATTAAAATTTGAGTTTGTGCATCAGTTAATTTTTTATCAATTTTTTCAAATGCTTCTGGATAAAAAATATTATCAATGTTAAATTGAATAAAAAATTCTCCAGTTGCTTGTCGCATTGCCATATCTCTTGATGGGTGTCCCCAATCTGCCATATGCTCTGGAGTATTAATAATAATTGGCTTTAATCCTAAAGCTTCAAAATCAATTTCATCTTCATATGGTGTTTCTTTTGGTCCATCATGGCAAATAATCAACTCAAAATCTTTGAATGTTTGATTTGCCAACGATTCAATTCCACTACGAAAACCATCTCTTGGTACATGATGTTCATAATCTACTGCAATTACTGAAAATCTAGGTCTTTCTGTCATTTTTCTCCCAATATTTTAAATTATTTTTATTGTTATTAAATGGATAAGAATAAATTTCTTTATCTGGCATCCCGCCCCATTTAGATATATAATACCCCTGAACCCTATCCCATTTCCAATCATCTACTACTGGATTGCTTGGGTCAAAGAATTGTGTGGCTGAACCTACATGATTTACACGGACATCTTTTCGTATATAATTTTTTAGTCCAGCCAACTTAATTCTTCTATGCATATCATTATCCTCAAAGTATGCTGGAAAAAAGTTTTCATCAAACCATCCAACATTTTCTATTAACTGATTAATATCTACAATGAAGCAAAAAAAATCTGCATTACTCTCTAGGGTAAAGCTTTTTGCCAAGTCTTTGCCATTTTGATTAGGAGAGACTATGACGGCTTTTGTATAACGAATAGTGTCATACAACTCTTTAATTGCCCCAGGAGTAAATGAAGCATCATCATTAGAAATTATAGCATAATTGTTGCCATATTTCAAGGATCTCCTCATCCCCTCGTTCCAAGCACCAGACACTCCACGATTTTCAATCCAGTTGTCCATGACTATTGGTTGGACTGGATAGTCAACTGTAGCCATTAATTCTGCAAAAACCTTAAAATTGTTTAGTACTGGAACAATAAGGGATAGGGTCATCTTAAAGCTCTAGCCATTCTGGATGAGCCATTGTCCACTCTACGGTGCGTTGGATTGATTCCTGTAATGGAATTGGTAGTGCCCAACCTGTATCTGTAATCTTAGTGCCGTCAAGTGCGTACCGCAAATCGTGACCTGGGCGGGATGAATGAAAATCTTCCAATTCATAATTTAACGGCTTACCAACTGCATCCGCAATCATTTGAGCCATTTCTAAATTGTCTACTTCACGCTCGCCAACAATATGAAAACGCTGTGGAGTTTCTGCCTCACCAAAAGCGGGGAAAGGTTGATTTAACACATGTAGTAATCCATCTGCCTGATTCCTAGCGTGTAGATAAAAACGGCTTCCAATTTCTCCCTCTGGTGAAGCATGAATTTTCATTACATCTCCACTAAGAACTTTTTTAATTACCATTGGCATAAACTTTTCTGGATCCTGTGTTTCACCAATAATATTCATTGTATTGGTAATTGCAATTGGCAATCCATATGTACGCCAGTAAGCAAAAGCAATATCTTCTTGTGCAGCCTTGGATGCAGAATAAGGATTACTTGGGAAATGCTGATCTACCCATTCACGGTGTGCATACCCAGCTGGAGCGGGACCATATACTTCGTCCGTTGAAACTTGAATAATTTTTTCTGGTTGAGCAATTCTAGCCCAATCAAGTAGGTGACAAATCAAAGAAACATTGTTAATGATAAATGGTGCTGGATATTCAATGCTTCTATCAACATGACTTTCACTAGCCACATTAATAACATAATCAATCTTGCCAAATTCATGTGCCGTTATTGGCGAAACTGGTGATGTAAAATCACACTTAATTACTTTAACTCGCTTATAAGCACCATCAATGTCGTCACAAGCTACTCTAATTCTATCTTGTAAACCTTTGTGTGTAAATGTTGTTGGACAAACAACAAACCAATCTGTATTTACTAAAATGTGGCGAAGGACATGACTGCCCACAAAACCACTTGCTCCTGTTAGCAGGACTCTCTTACTCATACTATTCCTTTTCTTATATGCTTGGTCTACCTTGTGTAGACCCTGGATTATTTGAATTCCAGACCCATGTCACTTCATTAACATGGAAAATCTTTTTATTATTGCTGACTAATTTTTTAATTATATTAAAATCTTCGCCCATCCTATGACCTTGTTCATCTAACTCATGTACATTAACATCAAAACCTGAAGAAAAGCCACCCACATCAATTAAAGATTGTGTCTTAGCCATCCAAGTTATTGGAACTTGATGAATGTTATTGTTGTCCCATTCCTTACCAAAAATATAATTTAGGTGTGTAATAAAACCTTGTTCTTGTTGCCATGCTGGATAAACTAAATCTGCATTTTGTTCCTTAATTGTACTAAATAATGTCTCTAAATGCAAGGGTAATAAATAATCATCATCATCTAGTATTGCAACAAATTCATTTGTTATTTTATTCAAAGCTTTATCTCTATTTATTGGAGCACCTAATTTTTTATTGTCACAACAAATAATAATTTCATCTGCTTTTAAAGTTTGATTAATTACTGAATTTACTGCTCTTTCTAAAAGACCTTCTCTTCCAGGAATTGTTGCTATAATAACACTTATACTCATCCCGAATTACCCCCATTAGAAGTAGATGACCAGCGACCAGCATTATTTATTAAATATTCTTTTTCTTCTTCTGGTATTGGTGGGTTTTCATACCACCCATAATGCTGACCAATAAAATTTCCACCTACTCTAGCGGTAGATGTATATAAAAAATCTCCATTATCATAAGCTTTATTTACAAAACAAAAAGTTGTGTCTAATGGTGCTTTGTATATAGGATCTCCAGAAGATGTTTCACCAATTTGATTTAAATACATAGCTAGTTCCCAATCATAAATTGTTTTGCCCCAAGGCATTATTTTTTTAATTGATTCATTGCCATCAAATTCAATGTCCAAAGCAAAACCTACTTTGAATAAATTAAAATCTTCGGAAACTTTTTCTAAAATTTCAATAAGGTTGGATGGGAGGTTTGGATTAAAACCAATATCTGGATCAGTAACAATGAATTTTTGTGGCAACCAATTAAACAATAATGGATTAGTATAAAATTCTCTTGGTCCTTCATTTGTAAACTTAGAAACAACAATATACTTGTCAGAAATTTCTTTTAATAGTGCCCGCATTTCTGGATACAAAGAAAAATTATCAATAATTATCACATCGTCCAATCCATATTTATCTAACTGACCCAGCATCATTTTTAAATAGGCTGGATTATTATGTGTAGGGACTATCACAGGAAGTTTGGGTGGGTCAATATCATTGACCATTTCATAAATACTATTATATATCATTTAGATCCTCTCTTTTTTATTAAACCAAATTTTTCTAAAGCCCGCTGAATAGTCATATGACTACATCCAGCTTCTTTAGCAATATCTACAATGTTCATTTTTTTAATTATGTAACGGTTATACAACCAATCACGGGACTCATAAAGTTTTGACATTACACCAACTCATTTACTGCATACCAAGCAATGCCAACAGCATCACCAACATTGTCATTAACGGTAGCAACGCCAATGCTTTTTGCAAAATCCATAGTTTTTTGTTTTCTTTTTTCTCTGATCTTGGCTTTATACCAGTTGTCGGACTTTCCTGGAAACTCTTTCCTTACCGCTTCTTTTTCAACTTTTGTAAAGTTTTTGTTTCCAATATAAGATTGCCAAGTAATTGGATGGACTTCAATTACATCAATTCCGTCTTTAAGTAATTCTCCAAGAATTGCGCCAAACACATAAGCCATTTTTAATCCAGTATTTGCAGATCTAACCATGACTGCTGCCTCAAGGACAACATAGTCGTAGTCTAATAATTCTTTAAAAGCCCGCAATTTTTTCTTTGCATCTAATATCCTATCATAAACATCTGAGCCTGTAAAGGTTATTTCCCCCCATTTAATTGGCTTTTTTCCGTTCATTAAACAAAATGCAACAGTATTTGTGCTTGCATCAATAGCTAAAATTTTATGATGTTGTTTTTTTAATTCAGCGAGAGACATTTTTAATCATACCTAGTAATCTTTTTTGTTCTGCCAGCTTTTCATTAGCAACACAACCCTCACAAATATTAGATGAATTATATCTGTTTAGTGTAGTTGTGCAACCTTTGTTAGAACAAGTTCTTTTTTGACCAGCCAGTCTTGCCTTTTTATCATAATATTTTTGTTTAATTTTTGCGTTAGTCGCTTCACGACAACACTCATCACCACAATATTTCATGTTATGAGTTTTTGGATCAAACTCGTTTTCGCAGCCTTCATTTGCACATATCATTTAGGTGGCACCATCGCTTCTATTTCAACTTCACCCTCATCAAGCTGTTTCCAGCATACTTTTTTAACAGGGCAATACTTACAAG